TATTTGGTTCCAAGTATTCCCCGCGATCTAATGCGAGAATCATATTCGTAGCCCTGTCATAATCAAGCGTAAAATCATCGAAGCTTTTTTCATTGTTGGCCATCGGCATCATTCTAATCATTCTGCCAATGTCCTCTTTTTCCATCTGACCAGATGAGTATTGAAGAATATGGTTAAGCATAAGCTGCTTACCCATAGTACTCTCCAAATCATCGCTCGAAGGCTCAACTTTTATCTGAAAATTTAGCTGCTCTGTGTTCTTAAACTCAGAAATGTTCAACGCCTCACTCCGACCAATCATCGGGATCAACATACTCTCATCAAAATAGTTCTTAGCCAGCTTCAAATAAGTTGTGCAGACCTCAACTAAGTAATCCTCAAACTTCTCAGAATCTAGAATGAACTTCTTCTTATGTCGAACAGCTTTCCACAGCCCGGCCCAAGCATCATCCCCGCCTGCTTTCATCTCCGAGTCTTCGGGAACCATCGCGGCATTATACATCTCTGAGATTTGACCAGATACGTAAGCAAAGTACTGCTCACCCGAGCGACCAGGTAAAATAGTTGGAGCCTGTCCACTCACTTGAATAGTTCTAACGCCAGGAAGAACTGAGCCGCCAGAAACTTTCGCGCCGTTTTGCACCACTAATTTATCATCACCCAAAGTGATTTGATGTTCAGCAATTTTACTAGAAGCTCTGTTGATCTCTATTTGCCAAGGTCGAAGCTGTTTAATGGGGGAGCGGTGTCGAGGAGTGGTCGGAATCTCATCGTGCCCGCCATAGCAGATTGGGAAGACGCCGAAAGGAAGTGGACCTTCAAACAAAATACCGCCGTCAATACATATATAGAAATACCCATCAGGATATTCTTGACAAGGCTTGTAGAAGTGCTCACGCAAAGTCACTACGTTCTTGTCTTTACCGTAGTTTTGCTTATTGGAATCAAAAACAAGGAATGTTTCATCCTTGCCTTCTTTCACCATATTCTCTTTGTCTTCATCACCCTCAACCATTGACATTACATCGTCGTAGTTAACAAGTTTTCGATAAATGAAATAAGGACTATCTTCCATAGTCTTAGCTTCAGGGGCCCGCATTAAATTAAAAGGAAGTATTCTCTCAATACAAAGCTCGCCAGACATAACCGCGCGGCCTGAAGACATTGGAGTTCCATCTTCATTAAAAAGAAGTTCGCCGCCCTCTTCCGCCTGCTCCTCACCGACAACAGTGCCCTTGGTTTCGTCCCAGTAAATCTTGCAAGCGACTTCACCCATATCAAAAAAATCACCAACGAACTGGTTGGTCTTTTTTCTCATAGACTGTTGTTTCTTTCCGAATTCCCAAACAGCTTGATTCAACTCTGCAGATTTTTGATCTTGCAATTCAGACTCATTGTTAGGAAACACTCGAACGCTACTCGCGTGAGAGAGAATCAAGTTCTTTCTTATTTTAGATATTTTATAAATGTGGTTTTTAGTGATACGAAGTTTTTGGTCACTCTTTAAATCTTTCGAATCTCGAACTCGATTCCAGAAAGCAGAATTCTTTCTGTTAAAATGCTCTCCCGCCACGAGAAGAATGTTACTTCTTTGCTCAGCAAAGATCTCACTGTCGGCGCTCTCAGCTTCTTTATAAAGCTCATTCAGATCGGTGTATGTCTTTTTCTTCGAGTTCATTTTCCGCCAGCATTGCTTCAAAAGCTACAGGATCTTCCAAATGAAGAGTAGATGCCATGTCCTGGGCATCCTGAAACTGCATCTGTGTGGACGCAATTTCCGTAACTGCTAAAGCTTTGTTTGCCGACCCTCTGGCTTGGGGGAAGGTAGTTACCGAAGGATTTTCCGTCGCCTCGATACTGATTTCAAGATTCTCGTACTTCAAGCGAGAAATCCCATGAGCCTTGCACAGCTTCATGAGCTTCCCTATATCATTTACTGATAGCTTATCATCCACAGAATGATTTTCAAAACATATCATCCCAATAGTCAAGCTCATCTTCAACTGTCGGTTCGGCAAGTTTGTCGCCGGAGTTTAAAAACCATTCCCTACGTCGTTCTTCCTCAGTCAAAAGTCTTGGAACCTTTGGCCCTCGCTTTCTTCTCTTTTGCCTCTCAGCTTCTGGCATAATGATATTCGAGAAATCCCACGGAACAGCCATGGCCGTATACCTCAGTGCGTCAATCAAATCATCAGCAGCGGCTGTCTTATTAGTCTTCGTCGAAAGAGAGCACAACTCACTTACAAGTTTCTCCAATTCCGGGTCACCAGTTTGAATTTTCAAAGCGCCACTCTTAAATAACGTGTTCAAAAGAGCCACCCCACGGTCTCGGCCTTTCTCAGCTGGATTGAAAACTTCACCCGCGCGGCCAGCAATCATGAAAAAATCTTTCGCAGCCCAATCATATATTTGCTGAGTAGGAACAATGTCTCCCTTTAACTCTTTATACTTCAAGAGAATGTCCTCGGACGTCGTAGGGATGCCGTCGCCACGCCAACCACGAAAAACTCGGCCCTCAGTGCAAGCAGGATTAACAGCTAAGAAAATTATTCCAGCCGGATGACCAGACTTGCCGCCACTCCCAGGATCAACCCCCGTATAAATTTCCCATGACTGTGGAAGTGGATGCGGTGCCGTTAAGTTTTTTTCTAAAGTGAAGCCCTCATACATCAGCCCCTCTGACTTTACGAAACGACCGTAAATTCGACGCTGAACCTCAGCCTCGGTCGGGCAGTTGGCGATCGCACGTTTGATCTTCTGTGGCGTCCAAGGACTCGAAGTTCCATCTTCGTATCTGAGACAATCAAAAAGAGACACCTGTATCTTTAAAGCATCAGGGAATCTTTCCTCCTCAGCACTATACGGCTCCATCGCCTGCTTCCAAAAAAGCTGACCAAGAGTTGCTGTGAAAACAGTAAGGAAATACCCGTCAGTGGCGTTTAACCGAGCTTTCAACTCCGCCAGAAACGCAATAGGCAATTCCTCATCACAAGTCATATGGTAAACAGATGCAGTTTGTAGATCTTTAATTTTCTGAGAATATGCCTTAAATTGAATCGTCACTCCTGTCCTGAAAACAATCGAGTGAATCTCACTTTTATGATATTTCAACTTCCAACCAAATTGAGGATGATCTTTATACTCCCCCCGCGGAAGAAATTCCTTTACCCACTTTTCCTCGACCTCAGTCGTAGCGGTAGGGAATGTTGGATAGAAATAAAAGAACAAACCCGGCGCCTGGCCAGGCAAAAGATTCGGCCAAAACTCCGGCCACAGCTTCGGATTCGTCGCAAGATGAATGTTCTTCCTGATAGCCGCTGAGGATTTTCCAACCTGATTCGCCGCCGTTAATAAGATCTCCTTATTGCGCGACTCGAAGATTTGCCGAGTCCACAAGTAAAACGGATAACCAAAAAGATGAGGAAGGCTCTGCTTCATCTCAAGAAGCTTTTCCATTTCCTCGAGCTCAGCTAACTTTTGCTGATACTCTTCTCTAGATATATTAACCTTTTTCAATGGCTTCGTCTGAGACATCTATAACCTCGGCGCGGGCTGAAATTTGCCTCTTTGTCTCTTCATATCTCTCAAGCATAGCTTCTGGGTCCAGTGACTTTCCGTCCTCACCGACCGTTCTTGAGACATTCATATTTAATGATTTCTGCTCGATCTTTTGGATAGTAGCGCCCAAATGACGGTTTGTGAAAAACTCTAAAGTCTTCAGAATCACTGATGCAGACTTTTCAGTCATCGGAAGGTCGAGGATTGAAAGGGCCTTTCTGTAGCTTTTTAAAAACCCAGCTTCGAGCATATCCTCGTTACTCATGATAGGAGTTAGCCACCAAGCTATCCTATATTGATACATCTTATGCTGCAGCAAAAAGTGGAAGTTTTGCCTCGTACAGATGTTTTCACATATCTGCTGATTGCTGATGCCACTAATGCCAGTCCGCTCAGCTTCTTTTGAAAGGCTGTGGATACTCCTCCTTATAAGCATATCAATGGAAGTAGGGCTAAACTTTTCTTCAAGCGCAAGCTCCCCTAAAGCCAGTATTTCCACGGGAACCGTATTCGCCTTAGCGACAAACGACTTATTAAAATAAGTAAGTATTTGTAAGATGTTCTTTGACTGGGATTCTTCGAGAGCTACGTCTAGTTCGTTCTTGGACATAATTTAATCACACACCACAGCATTTTAATAGTCAAACCTTTGACTAAACTATTTTTCTGGTTATCTAATGGCACCACTTGGAGGAATTTATGTACGGACCAACTTGGTTTTCTTTATTTTTAGGCTTTCTCATGCTGGGAATTATGGTTTTCTCAACTCTTGTCTCAGCAATGATTCATGGAAAGTTACTGTGATATCACTCATAGAGCAAGTACTTTCATTCCTCGCATTCTTAATATTTGTAGTAGTCGGAACTTTACTAGCATCCCAGGTGCCACTCGGGTACTGAGGAGAAAAACGTGAATTATTTAGCAATCGCAATCGTCATCGGAGTCTTTGCTGTTATCGGCGGCTGGGCACTTCAATCAGCAAAAGAAGAAAACGCCGCCTGGAAAGAAATCCTCGCCACATCCAAAAAACTTCAAAAAGACTGGATGCAACAGCAAACTCAAATCAACCGACTGCAGTTAAATGAAGAAAAACGATTGGCTGAACTTGAGACACTTCATGGTTTTATCGCCGCACAAAATGCTCTAAATGAACGCATAGGGGAGGACATAGATAAATTAGAAGCCTACGCAAAAAGACCACAGACCCTAGAAATCAAGCCGCTCAAAATCAGCTTCGATAAAGAAAATCCTGCCAGAATCATCACTATAATAAGAGATGCAACCGCGAAAAAACTCGCATCAAAAGGCATCACAAAAAAGGTCGTTAAGAAAAAGAGTACCAAAAAGGTACAGCGGCCAAGCAAGAAAACTATTCGTAAAGTTAAAAAGCAACTAAAGGATCTAAGTCATTGATATGGACAGATCAAACCTGGGGCGAGAAATCTCTGACCTGCTGAAAAAATACAGCATCGAAGATGACTCGAATACCCCAGACTTTTTGCTAGCTAGAGCCGTCCTAGACTTCATTGTAATTTATGGAAGAACCATTAAATCTCGCGACAAATGGTACGGGTTCGATCCCTACGGAAAACCACCAGATAAACCTTGATTATTTAGCTGAACATGATATCTCTCCCAGCACTTGGAGGAATATATGACGTTAGGTGAATACCTACAGGACCAGAGAGTTATCTCAAACCTATCACAATCAGAAGTCGCTGAACAAATGGGCTGGGGCACTCCCCAATTCGTTTCGAACATCGAAAGAGACGTTTCGAGACCGCCACTCAAATGCATTAAGGTGTACGTCGATTTGATTGGCGCCGAACCGAAAGTCGTTACGACTTTACTGCTCAGATATGAACGTAAGAAAATTGAGGGAGCGTTTTTGTGATGCTATGGTATGGATGATAAAAATATTTAAAGGCAGAGCTGACGGTATGGGCGAAGTTGCTGTCATTGAAAATGCAGAGCAAGCGCTCAAAGAATACCGAGGTGAGAATTTGAAGGGTAAACGAGTGATAACGGATGAGGAAGTAGAATGATATTTTGTAAGAGTAATAACCGAGATGAAAACTCCAAGTAATGGAATTCATAGCTGCGATAATAATTGCTCTAGTGGTCTCGATAACACTTTTTGATTGTC